CACGTTGGTTAATGGGTAGGGCAAAACTAAAAGCATTAAAAGAAACTACACTAAATACATTCTTTGAGTTAACATCCAATCCAACACCCGAGAGTAATGCTCTTGGGCTTATTCGTTTAGGTATATCGGATCAGTACGTATTCAACGCACAAAATAATATAATATACTTTAATAATGGCTCAGAGATACTGTTAAAAGATTTGTTTCTTTATCCTTCTGATCCTAATTTTGATAGTTTAGGTTCTTTAGAGGTTTGTGGAGCGTTTATAGATGAATGTAACCAGATTGTTTATAAGGCGTGGCAGATAGTTCTTTCTCGATGCAGATACAAGCTTACTGAATTTAATATAAGGCCTAAGATGTTCGGAAGTTGCAACCCTGCCAAGAATTGGGTGTATAAGGAGTTCTACAAGCCGAACAGGGATAACACAATCCCGGCACACAGGAAGTTCGTACAGGCTCTTCCAACAGACAATCCACATTTACCGCAATCTTATTTGGATTCATTGCTTAGCTTAGATAAGAATAGCAAACAAAGGCTATACTATGGGAATTGGGAGTATGATGATGATCCAAGCACACTGATTGATACAGATGCTATTGCTGATTACTTCAATGCGGACCATGTGAAAGCTGAGGGGGATAAATACATTACTATTGACGTCGCAAGGAAAGGAAAGGATAATACAGTCTTTAGGGTTTGGCATGGTTGGAAGTGTATTTATAGATACCATATCGATAAGAGCGGATTGATGGAGGTAGTAAACCAAGGTAAAAGATTGGCGCAGAAATATAACATACCAATGTCAAGAGTGATTGCAGATGAGGACGGTGTCGGTGGTGGTGTTGTAGATTTTATGAGATGCAAAGGATTTGTGAATAATTCAAGGGCCTTAAACGACGAGAACTTTAACAATCTTAAATCTCAATGCGGTTATAAGATGGCTGCAAAGATAATGAAGCGAGAAGTAGGAGAGATAGCAAGTAACTCATCGGTTATAAGTATCACTACGGAAGAAATGGAACAAGTGAAACAAAAGGATATTGATAAAGACGGAAAAGTAGCGTTAGTATCTAAAGATGTTGTTAAGCAGATGATAGGCAGGTCTCCTGATGAGTGGGATTCTATTATGATGCGTTACTGGTTCGAATTAGCACCAAAGATGGTTATATTTTAATTAATTATAATTTTGTATTTTTACGTATTAATATATTCATAATTATGAAATTAAAAGCAAGCTCTATTACTCAGCAGATAAGTAACCTAAGCAATAGGCTTAGACAACAAGCTAACAATATATTTTACCCTAAAGCTAAAAACCCGTTTAACCAAACGTTTATACAAGGCTATGGGCATAATCTAACAAGCTATGACACTGAGAACATAACATACATCAAAAAGGGTTATAACATCAACTCTACTGTTTTTTCATTGATTAACCAAATGGCTACTAAAACATCATCTGTACCTTATTACATAAAGGAGATAGAGGACAAAGAGAAAGCTAACAGGGTTGAAATGATGGAGAAAGCTACAAAGTTTGACTTATCACTATCTCAACGTGTAAAGTTATCAAGGCTTAAAAACGAGGCTTATGCTAAGGAAGATAAGCCTTTTCCTATGGAACGTCCTAACGTGGATCAAACTTGGGTAGAATTTTGGGCACTATATAAAACATTCTTAAAAACTACGGGTAACGCTTATATCTATATGTTATCGCCTAGCGATGGGATAAATAAAGGTGTGCCAATGCAGGTTTACCTATTACCTAGTCAATACACACAAATAGTTTTAAAAGATAACACAGATAATTTTGTAGGAGAAAGCCCGATAGATCACTACATAATGGTTTATCAGCAAACGTACACAGAGTTTCCTGGAGAGGATGTTATACACATCAAAAAGCCTAACCCTAACTATGGGGATAACGGAGAGCATTTATACGGATTATCTGAATTATCAGCAGCCTTAAAGAACATTGAATCTTCAAACTCAGCAATAGACTTAAATATTCAAACTTTAAAAAATGGTGGTGCTTATGGGTTTCTTTGGGGTGATACCGTGGCTTTTGGCAAGGAACAGGCTGACGAGGTTAAAAGTAGATTACAAGAAATGAGAGCTGATCCTAATGATATGGGTAAGATTACTGCATTGTCTTCTAAAGTTGGATTTACAAGAATGAGTTTAACCGCTGATGAGTTAAAGCCTTTTGATTATCTTAAATGGGATTCTAAACAAATAGCCAATTGTTTGATTTGGTCTGATAAGCTATTAAACAATGACGACGGGGCTAAATACGATAATTTAAAAGTAGTTGAAAAATGGGTAGTAACTAATAATATTGCACCAGATTTAAAGTTACTAGAAGATGCTTTAAACGAGTTCTTTTTACCTAGATTCAACGGATATGAAAACTGTTGTATTAAATGGGATGTAATGGAACTTCCAGAGATGCAGGCGGATATGGCCACGTTAACAGGATGGTTAAATAACTCACTAGATAGAGCAGTAGTAAATAGAGAAGAATACAGAGAGGCTATCGGATATACACCTACAGAAAATCCAGAAATGCAAGAATACACTACATCACAAAGTATATTAAAGCTAGGAGACGCTTTAGAAGATTCTTTTACAATTGAATAATGGGTAGAGCTACATATAGAAACAAATGGGATATATATAGCAGAGGGTACGAAAAGAAAGCTATGCGAATACTTATACCCGTGTTTGATGAGTGGGGTAATTCTATTTCATGGGAAAACCTAACAGAAACCAACTACGAGGCACAAGTAAATCTATCAGTATCAAACCAATTAATGTCTGACGCTTATATGAGAATATATAGAGAGACTGGAAGCGTACACGGTTCAAGGGTTGGTAAATATATAAACACTCAATTAAAGAACTTTACACTATCTAATTTCACAACACTATTTGAAAAAGAGATAAGAGCTTTCTTTGTTAGGTACGGTATAGAACGTGTGGTTACAGTTACAGAGACTTACAAACAATCTATAGTAGACCTGCTTAAAACTAGAATAGAGGACGGATTAACTATAGTAGAAGCAGCTAAAGAAGTGCAAAAGATTGTAGGGGAAAAAAGGTTCTACAGATGGCAAGCGTTAAGAATTGCAAGAACTGAGACAACTGCATCCGCTAACTTTGGGGCTGTACAAGCTGGAGATGTTTCGGGGTTTGTAATGGAAAAAGAATGGATTAGTGCGTTAGATGAGAGAACTAGGACATCCCCTTTCAATCACAGGCAAATGAACGGCAAAAGGGTTGGATTAAATGATAAGTTTAATGTTAGTGGTGAAGAATTAGCGTATCCGGGAGATCCAAAAGCATCAGCAGGAAACGTAATAAATTGTAGATGTAGCGTTGCTGTAGTTCCTGCTAGAGACTCAAACGGGGATTTGATACCAAAATAGATAAAATTTATACTTAATTTAATAGTTATAGATTTTGTATATTTGTTATAATTAACGTTACAATTCATATTTATGACTGACAATATAAGTTTTTACAATATTAAAGACATTGGATATTTTGATCTTGGGGTTTCTCAGATAAACAAAACACTTCCTTTCAAGACTACTAACGGGGTTTTTACTAGCAATTGTTTTATAAAGATTTACAAAAAAAACACGCTTATAAAAGAATACACTTTGGTTGATGGCTTAAGTATTACTGGTAGCAATGTTTTAGGGCAAGAAAAAACGCTATCAGTAGTATTGAATGGGTCTGAATTTTCTGAACACAAAGGAGCTAATTTAAATGCGGTATGTAGTTTTTTTATCGAGGGTGATTTAGAAATAACTTTTACTTTAGGTATAAAATGATAGATGTAGTTGTAAATAACATAATAAACGAAGTAGATGTAAATATAACTACTGACGAAACAAATATAGATTTTACGGTAACTGTAGAGACTACTGAAATTGATGTAACCGTTAACCCGTCAATAGCAGCTAACAAAGGAGACCCCGGCGAAGGAGTCCCTACGGGTGGGGAAAAGAATCAAATACTTTTTAAAAACAGTAGTACAGATTTTGACACATCATTTAAATATGGTTGGTTTGACTATCTAACAGGGGTAAAATACACGAACAATAATACAAGCATAACAGGTGGAACGGTAAGAGAATCTAACTTTAGAGGGGATGTCGTTTATAGATATACGACAGATTATTTCACAGGGTTATACCCTACAATAGATGCTTTTTATAGTTCTTTTGATGGAACGAATTTAACTAATTTAATAGTAGCAAGAGGTTAATATGGCAATTTACAATACAAAGGTTTAATTATGAGTTTTTCAGAATCAGCAGGAGTTATTACACAAACAGGAACAGATACTAATTATAGTGGTATGATTGGACTGACTGGCGTTACTAAAAACGGCAATCAATATACGTTAGATAATACACGACTGTTAGTTACAGGTACATTGGACGTAGACAGGACAACCGATAGATTGAGGTTTATTAATTATGCGGATTTGCCTGGAAGGGAGTATGTTTTTAAAATAACAGGTAATTTTGATAACTCAACTGTTAGAACGTATCAAAATACAACTATTTACGACCCTTTACCGTCAATTAGTTTTGAATTTGAAAAAATCAATGGGGGTAACAATGGTCTGTTTGATGGTTACATTCAAACCACATCAACTTCTAATGTAACCATTCAAGGCATGGTCAATGTAAATGACGGAGCAACTACAGGGTCACAGTTTAATTTAGCTCATAATTTTGAAGGAAATGTAACCCTAGATAACGCAATATTTTTAAATAGCACAATAGGCACTTTAAAACTTATATTTACTGCACAAACAGCTTCTACTATAACAATTAACAATTGCGAGTTTTATGGTCACGGATACAGGACAGCAGCAAACAGTTTAACGGTAAATGGGTTAAATACATTTGGACACCCTGAAACTATCAATGTAAATACTACTAATTTTGTAAGCGATTTAACCTTGGAAGGAATGGAGGGCTTTGGGGTAAGTACAATTTTTAGGAGTGCGGGAGTATCAGCTAACCTAAAATTTGTAAGATATATTAATCCCTTCTCGTCTATACCTGCACCGATACCATTAATTAATGTATCTTTATCTAGTGCAGCAGGCAGCCAGACGATTGTTCAGAATAGAATGATTTTTACAGTTCAAGATGCAAGCGGAGTAGTGGCTAACGCAAAGATTCAAGCAATTGACACAGACAACGGAAATAGACCAACTACAAATTACGGAGCCTCCCAAGCTTATGAAACAGCCACATCAGGTGATTTAACATATTCAGAGATTACAGATATAAACGGTAATGCAACTTTTTTAGTCACAAGTGCCGTATGGTATTTAGGCACAAGCTCTACTGATAAAAATATAGATAATCGTGGAGTGGCTAACACGTATGATTTAAATTACAAACTTTCTAGTTTTTTACATTTACCAACAGAGCAAACACCCAATCATTACGCGTCAGGTGACAAAAAGCCAGTATTTTTATTATCATTAGATGCTTCTATTACAGAGACAAACGAAACAACTATTGCTTCTTATAGTGTAATTGATAATGCTAACAAATTTTACGACAGGGCTAAAAAGTTTTGGTACGATAATTTTGATAGGCAGAATTTATATGTAACTAAATCAGGTAATCAAATAGATGCAGGCAGTTACAACGTAATAATAGACGCAACGGCATCTAGTGTTTTTAATGTGTCTGGCAACACCATTACAATAAAAGCAAATACCTTTACAGGCGATATGACTACAACAGGCGTTATTACACTACTGAATGGAGCAATCTTTAACGGCACACGAACAGATGCAAATGGTACGGTTTTGCCTTTAAGAAACATATCTGTTACAGGATTAGTTGCTGGTTCTACAATTAGAATATACAACGAAACTACTTCTTCTCAAGTTTTTAATCAAGTTGTAGCTGGTACAAGTTATACAGCGCAATACGCTGAGGGAGTAGGCTATTCTATTGGTGACGTATTAGAATTAAAAGTTGCTAAAATAAATATGTTGGAATTTTCTACCTCTGTAGTTGTTACTCCTACAGGTTGGACTGCTTTAGTATCACAAGAGACTAATGCGATTTATAATGAGCATGGAGTAGATGGGTCAACTGTAACAGGTATCTCTTGGGATAGCGGAAATATGGAATTTGACTTTAATGACGCAGATAACAATATTGAAGGTGCAGATATTGGAGCGTGGTACTATTATTTTATTACTACACAAGTAGGTATTTCAGAGGCGTTCGGTGCGCTAGTATGGTCTCAGGTTAATAAAATAACAAACGCAACCAATAAAGTAGATATAACTTTTGACAATATTAAAAGTTCTCCTTTGCAAATTAACAACTGCTGGATAAATAGAGATGATGGTGTTTCTATAATTGCAACTACAAGTAATTCAATACAAATTAACCCGCCTGCTGTATTTAACACAAGTATTGCTGATGTTGCATTGATAAAAGCTAAAACAGACTTACTTAATTTTACGGGTACAGATATTAAAGCAACCTTAGACGGTGAAGAAGTTGTTACAGATACAGCGAGTAGAGATGCAAGTAAAGCTGATGTAAGCGGTTTAAGTACATTTGACCCAAGTACGCAAGATGTAAACACTAATAATTTAAGTAGGGAAGCAAGCAAAGCAGACACTACAGACTTAGCGACTAAAGATAATCAAGAAATAATAAATAACGGTGTAAAAAAATCTAGTTTAATAATACCACATAATGAGGACACTCAATAATATAGATAAAATTTATACAATATTGTCGTTTAATAAATTTTACTTATCTTTACAAATGTGATTACACCTATATAAAATTAAATATGGATTTTAAACAAATATCATTAGATTTGAAAGACCTAGACGATTCTCAGGGAATTGTTACTGCTTACGCTAACGCTTACGATTTTAAAGATAGCGATGGTGATATTTCGGCAAGAGGTAGTTTTAATAAAACAGTATCAGAGAACTTTAAGAGGATTAGAGTTTTAAAGGATCACAACCCTAGAGAAATGGTCGGTGTGCCTTTGAATATAGACCCTAATGACTCTTATGGATTGCTTACAACTACCAAGTTCAATATGAATAAGCCTTTAGGGAAGGATATGTTCACAGATGTTAAACTAATGCATGAATCTGGCTTAAACGCTGAGTTAAGTATTGGTTATCAAGTATTAGGTAGAGATAGTAAAAACAAATCAATAATTAACGAGTATAAGTTAATGGAATACTCTTTTTTATCTAGTTGGGGTGCTAATGAATTAAGCACTGTACAAGGTATTAAGGGGATTAAATCTCATTACGGAATAATGGAGTTGATAGAGAAATCTTATAACTTAGATTATTCAGACGATAGATTAAGACAAATAGAATCAATGCTAAAAGCACTTTCAGACAAAGAGCCGTCAGACACTGACACTTCTAATGATGAGCCGCTAACAGAAGAGCAAAAGAATATAAATATTATTAACGAATTTAGAAAAACACTAAGAAAATGAGTTTAGATGCAGAATTAAAACAAATGAGTTCTGATTTAGAAGGTAAATCAAAAGAACAAATAAAAGAGGCTCTAGTAGAGTTCGGAGCAAAGAACCAAGAGGCTATCCAAAAGTCTATTAACGATGCTGCTCAGGCATTTGAGGCTAAATTAAAATTAAGTCAAGACCATATCGACGCTTTAGATATTAAATTACAAGCTAAGACAAAAGGAGAAACTGTTAAGACTACAGCGATGGAGCTTAAAGAACACTCTGTAGAGCTTAAAGCAATGTCTACTAAGAATAGCAATAAAGAGATTTCTGTAAAAGCTGATACAGTTAGGTCTACTATTAATGGAAATCAACAAGCTAGAGAGCTTGATTCTATTGGTCAATTGGCTACTAGAAAACTTACAATGTATGACGCTTTTGTAAAGATTCCTGTTTCTGAGTCTAACAACAACGGGGTTATTAGATATTACGATTGGGATGAATCTACTATCAATAGAGCTGCTGCTATGGTTGCAGAAGGTGGTTCTTTTCCAGAGTCTACTGCTGCATGGGTAACAGAAACTATTTCATTAAAGAAAATTGGAGATACATTACCTGTGTCTGAAGAGTTTTTTGAAGATGAGGCTATGTTTGCTGCTGAGTTAGGGCAATTCCTTAACACAAACGTTAACTTAATCGTAGATGATCAAATTGCAAACGGTCCAGGAACAGGGAACAACCTAAAAGGGTTAATGAACTCTATCCCTACATATACGGCTTCTGCTAGTGGTATTCAAGACGCATCTATTTACGATTTATTCCCAAAAGTAAAAGAAGCTATAACAACTACAGGAGGTTCTAAGTATATGCCTAATATAGCTTTTATGAATATCGCAGACATCAACAAATATAAGTTGAAGAAAGATGCTAATAACAACTATGTAATGCCTCCATTTGTATCAAGAGACGGAGAGGTTATTGATGGTGTAACTGTTATTGAATCTAATGTTATCACTGCTGATACAATGGCTTTAGGAGATAATAGATTTGGACGTATTTACGAAAAGCCAGGAGTAGTATTATCACAAGGTGAGATTAACGCACAGTTTACATCTGACATGACTACATTGAAAGCTAGACGTAGATTGTTATTCTTAATCAGAGGTGCTGACGCTCCAGGATGGAGAAAAGTTGACGGTATTGCTGCTGCATTAATAACTTTAGCGAGCTAATATGATAGAGATAGAATTTACTAAATCTTTTGCTAACAAGGAAAAAGGTGATAAGATATTTATAGACTCGATGATAGCATCTACGTTAATAAACAAACACAAAGTAGCTAAGAGAGTTAAGAAAAGTAAAAAAGACTCTAAATAATAATAACTAGCCTGTCTTTAATTAGGCAGGCTTTTTTAATATAAATAGATGGCATATACGGATATAATATCACTAAACGACGCTAAAACCTATTTAAGGGTAGACGATACTTTAACAGAGGACGACCAATTTATAACTAGAACTATAAACGCTTCATTTAGTTGGATCGAGAAGAGAACAAATCAAATAGTTTCAGCAAGAGAAAAAGAATATGTTTTAATTAATGGCTACACTAGAATATATGACAGCCCAATTAACACAGACTTATCTACTTTAACTGATTACGAATTTACAAATAAGGGTTTGTATTATACGGTATGCGCCAACAGTTTAGACGTGGAAAATGAATTTACTTTAAA